GCTACATGGTCACCGAGATGCGGGGCATCTGGGCCTAAGACGATCGAACGCCGGCACGACGGCATTTCACTTGTAGAAGGAGGATACGACGATGGATCAATCATTACTGTCAAGCCGGGCGATCATGGGCCTGTACTTTGCCCGCCTCGAAGCCGATCCCGGCATGGGGTGGATCGACGGCATTTCCAATCTCTTCAGCTCCGACCAGGCGAGCGAGACGTACAATTTTCTGGGGCAGTCGCCCGCCATGCGCGAGTGGGTCGCCGGCCGCCAGGCTAAAGGCTTCTCCGGGCAGGGGTTGACGATCGTCAATAAGCACTACGAGGCGACGATCGAAGTGCAGAAGCGCGATGTGCGGCGGGATAAGACGCCGCAATTGCAAGCCCGGATCGGCGAGTTTGCCGATCGGGCGCAGACTCATTGGGCGAGCCTGCTCTCCGCGCTGCTGCTCAATGCGCCATCCACCGCCTGCTACGACGGGCAATACTATTTCGATACGGATCACAGTGAGGGCGACTCTGGTTCGCAGAGCAACGACATCACTGTCGATATTTCTGCCCTGCCGGCCGCGGCGCACGGAGTCGTGACGGCGCCGAGCGTCGAGGAGATGCAACAGGCGATCTTGGCAGGCATCGCGCAGATCTTGTCGTTCAAGGACGACAAGGGCGAGCCGATGAACGAAAACGCCCGCAGCTTCACCGTGATCGTCCCGGTGGGGTTGTATCTGACGGCGATTGCCTCCGTGAGCGCGCTCACGACGATGGCGCTGCAGCAGAACCTCAATCCGAATCTCATCGCCGGATTGACGGTGAACGTGCAGATGAATGCGCGGCTCACCTGGACCGACTCGTTTGCGGTGTTCAGGACCGATAGCCCGATCAAGGGCTTTATCCGGCAGACCGAGCAGGAGACTGAGCTGAAGGCGAAGGCTGAGGGTTCGGAGTTTGAATTCGACAACGATGCCTGGCAGTTCGGCATCGATAACTGGCGCGGCGTGGGCTACGGCTATTGGCAGCGCGCCTGCTACGTCACGATGATCTAGCGGCGGTCTGACCGTGGACGACGATCCGGGGCCTGCCGTGCGGCGGGTTCCGGATCCGCATATCCGAGTCGGAGGAGTCTATGAAGATCTATCGCATGGTGAAGGTATTTGAAGTGGGGCAGGGCACGCTCGTCTCACTCAGTGCAGAGCAGGTGAGGTCGCGCCAGCATCGGCTGGACCACGTCGGGGAGGGCCTCTATCGGACGAAGGAGCCGCTGCAGTTCAAAGCGGGGGAGCGTGTCGGGTTGGTGGACTACGTCATCCCAAAGGCGCACGCGGACCACGTCGAATTGCTCGCTGACGATGGCGCGGCGGAGCCCGAGCTGGCGGCATCTGTCTCTGCGCCTGCCTCTGGATGGGCTGACAAGAGGAAGAGGCCTCGCTAAACGATGCCATCCCTGAGCGCCATGCTGGTCGCACAGTTGGGCGGTGAACTCGTCACCTATCTGCCGTATGGCGGGGTGCCGACGACGTTTAAGGCGATTGTCGAGCGGAGGCCGATGCAGGTCGAGACCGCCGGGGGATTCCAGTATGGGGCCAACACGATCGAATTGTTGATTCCGCGTGAGGCGACAGACGGGGTGCTCACGGTGCAAGAGCGGAAAGACCGGGTACGGTTCAAAAAGAGTCTCGGTGATGTGCAGGAGACGGAGTTCACGGTGAATAAGGTGATCCAGGAAGACGCGGGATTGATCGCCAGCGATGGCGGGATGTTCAGGGTCGAGGTGAGGGCCTGATGCCGACGGATGCCGTCATTGCCGAGGCGATCAATTTCGAGGAGCTCCAGCAGGCGCTGGCGGAGGCGCCGGTCGAAACGGCGCGGTACGTCAAGACGCCACTCTTTCGGTTTGCCCGGCGGGTGGCGAAGCGCATCAAGGTGGAGTCGCTGAGCGGGAGGCCAGGGATCGACGGCGGCCCGTGGAAGCGGGTGAAAGACAAGAACGTGCAGGGATTTTCGACCGGCAGTGATCTCGGCAGCCTCAAGGCGGTGAATAAAGTCTCGCGCATTCTCCGCACGCATGTCGAGGGCGCGACGATCACCGCGAAGGGCGCTGGGTTTCTCTTTCTGAGTCGCAAGAATGGCAAGGCGGGAACCGGCAAAGTGTTTGCGCGGGTCAAGTCGGTGCGGATTCCGGCGCGGGTAAAGATGTTGGAGCCGTGGCAGCAAGAAATTCCAAAAGCGGGCGAGCAGGTCAGTGATGCCGTGCACCGGGCGATGTCGGTGGCGCTCGATCGGCGCATGAAAGCGATCAGCTCGGTCGTGCAGCGGGTGGTCAATGGCTGACAGTGTGCGGGAGCGCATTATGAAGCATCTACAGGCCGCGCTGGAAACGATCACGGTGGCGAATGGGTATGCGAACACCCTCACGGCCGTTGAGCGCACGCTCCAGCGGGGACAAACGACGCAGCCGCCGATGGCCTATCTGTTGGAGGGCGATGATGATGTGCTCGCCGAAGCGCCGTTGGGGTATCTGTCGCGTCAGTTGCAGGTGGGGGTGGTGTTGCTCGTGCAGCAGGACGACGACATCGATGCGCGGTCGGCCTCAGAGGTCATGAATAGCCTGATTGCCGATGTGCAAAAGAGCCTGCAAGCCGACGAGCGCCGCGACAACCTGGCAACACTGACGGAAGAAATTGGCGTCGGGCCAGTGCAGATCGAAGAGGGGCAGCCGGTGCTCTCGTGCACCGTGGCTTATCGCATCCACTACCGGCACAGCCGGCTCGATCCGACGACAGCGGGGTAACGATGAAAATCAAATTGAGTTGCACGTATCACGACGAGAAGGGCGAGAAGGTCGGCGAACCGCACGATGTGCTCGATCTGCCGAAAGCGGAGGCCGAGCGGTTGTTGCGCGGGGGAAGTGCCGAGCTGGTGGAGCCGCCGAAACGATCTGAACGGGATTAAGCCGCGCCTGCGCGGAAGGAGTGTGAACGATGGGACGCATTCTCAGTAATCGCCAGGTGCTTGGAGCGAAGATCGAAGCGTCAGAAGGCGTGGCCGAATCGCTGGCGGGGGCGGATTGCAATGTGCAGCTCTTGGAGCCGGCGAAGTTCGAGCCGAACATCTCCATGTTCGCGAGAAATCTCCTGAGTGTCTCGCTATCGGCCTTCAAGATGATTCCGGGCACCCGCCTGGCGCAGATCAGCTGCAAGGTGGAAGCGAAGGGATCGGGGACGGCAGGCACGGCCCCTGCGCTCGGTAAGCTCAATAAAGCCTGTGGTCTCGGGGAAACCATCGTCGCCGTCACCAGTGTGACGTATGCGCCGGTCTCCGCGCTGGCCAGCATTCCGACCTTGACGATGGCGGTCTATGTGGATGGGGTTCGGCAACAGATTCGCGGGGCGCGTGGTACGCGGAAATATACGGCGAAGAACGGCGAACCGGGGGTCTATGAGTACACCTTCATCGGCATTTATGACGGCGTGACGGATGTGGCGCTCCCGACTCCGTCTGGGGTGGAAACCACGGTGCCGGTGGCCTTACTCACGGCGGTGTTCAGTGTGGCCAGCTTCTCCGCGTTCGTCTCGCAGATCGCCATCGATCTCGGCAATACGCTGGAGCCCCGGCCAGACATCAATAAAGCGGAGGGTTATATCAGCACCGTGCTGACGAAGCGCAACGTGATCGGCAGCATCGATCCGGAGCTCGAACTCGTCGCGACGCACGATTTTTACGGGCGTCTGCTCGCGGGGACCACGGGGATCCTCACCTGGAAGCATGCGGGCTCGGCGGGCAATATCCTGACGGTCAGCGCGCCAGTCTGCCAGTACACCAAGCTCTCCCCGCAAGACCGGAACGGACTCGCGACGTTGGGGGTGGATTTCCTGCTCGCGCGCAGTGCTGCCGGCGGCGATGACGAACTCTCCGAAGCATGGACATAGGAGCGGCTGTGGAACAGACCGACGACGTGACGGAGAAGATCTACCGGATCGACGGCGTGACGTATCGCCTGGAGCCGCTGTCCTGGCAGCAGAACAAGTGGCTCGGCGAGCACATCTTCAACGGGATCGACATGCAGGCGCTCGACTATGCGGCCGTGCATGACCTGCTGCGCGAGAAGGGTCCGCTCTTCATGGCGATCTGCCTGATCGCGGATGGGCATGACCGGGCGGCGCATTCCCGCCAGCCGTTCAGCGCGATTGCGGAGCGGGCGCAGGCGTTCGCCGGGCACTTGACCGGCGGGGAGGTGGCCTTGTTCGGGCCGCATTTTTTTTACAGCAATCGGCCGGATCAGATGGCGATGTTGGTGCCGGGCCGGGTGTTTCAAAATCACCTGGAGGCGCTCGCACGGTTGGATGCACCTGGAGCCAATGGGTCGAACGCAGTCTCGTCGCCCTCACTGGAGGAGACGTCACCAAGCTCCGGGCCGTCTGCACCGAGTTCGGCCCTGCTGACTCCGATGCGTTCCTCAAGCGATGCCTTGAGCACATCGCCGCCGAGCGCGGCATCCTTGGATTCTGTGGGATCGAGTTGCCATGGCTGACGGATCAGCCGAAGGGGAAGCGCGATCAGGCCCTCGGGCAGTTTTGCGGGGGCAGTTGCATCGCGGAGTGTACGACGATCTTCGGGGACGGCTTGGCGCAGGCCTGCCGAACCTGTCCGAATTAGGAGCGCGGCGCAATGGCGGCACCGATCAAAGAAAATCTGACGATCCTGAAAGATGCCGGCGGGGCTGAGCTTGTTGTGCCGGAGCAATCGTCCGGGCCGCGCATCACGATGACCTTGCTCGATGAGACCGGTGCGGCGGTGCCGCTGGCGGCGATCCAGACCGCCACACTCACGATCTACGCCCGCGATGAACCGTCTCAGCCCATCATCAATAGTGTCACGCAGGTGGATATCAAGAACGTGGGACGCGGGACGATCCATGCCACCAGCGGGCTGCTGACGATCGAGCCCGTCGCGCTCGATAACAGTCTTGCGAATGCCGCCACGGAGTTGGAGTGGCATCGGCTCTTGATCGAGGTGGGGTATAGCAGCACGAAGCGACTCAAGTACGAAGTGGATTATCCCGTGCGGAATCTCAATAAGGTGAGCTAAGGAGGCGAGTCATGCGATTGAAGCGACACTACAAGTCAGGGGCGGATGGCGCCGTGCCGGTGTTGGCCTATGTGGAAGTGCAGCATACCGGCACGACGCGGGCTCAGCATTTTTCAGCCGAGCTGGTGGCCGCCGGACTTACGGAAGGGTGGATCTCGATTCATGGGGATGTCCTGACCCTGCAGGCTCAACCGGAATCGTTGCGGTACACCATCTTGCGCGTGCCCGGGAAATATCCCTGCGCGTCAGCAGCGGCTGGCTACGAGGTGATCCATTACTATGACTGCGTGCTGGACGCCCAGCAGCAGGCGGCGTATGGCGCAAAGACCGAAGCGCAGCGCCGTGAGGACCTGTATCTGGCTCAGGGGATCACGCCGAAGCGGAAGGCGCATGTGAAGGAGGTGGCTCGTGGCTGATTTGGTCTTCAATATTGCGAAGGGTCGGGTCGCGGAACTGTATAACCGGGTCGATACCAACGATCCGGCCAACTCGGCGCTGATCATTCTGGTGCTGGCGACGTCGGGCATCGAGTCGGACGCGACGCTGCGCGATGTGGATACCGTCACCGCGCTGGTCGCTGGCACGACCAACGAAGTCACGAATTCCGGCTATGCCCGCAAAGTGCTGACGGACGCCGACATTGTGGCGTTTGCTCCGGACGATACGAACGATCGGGTCGATCTCGACATTCCCGATCAGACGTGGACCGGCGTGGCAGCCGGCGATGGATGGAATGATGTGGTGGTGGCCTATGATAACGATACGACGGGCGGCACAGACGCGAACATCGTGCCGTTGACGCTCCATGATTTCGTGGTGACGCCGGACGGCTCCGACATCACGGCGCAGATCGCGGCAGCCGGGTTCTACCGGGCGAGTTAAGCGAGGAGGGACGTGCTTGCAGTGCCTGCGCGCGACGCGCCCACGGAGGGCGATCGGCAGCTTTCTGATGAACTAATGGGGGGGATGATGATCATCAAGATAGGCCTCTTGCTGATGAGTGTGTGGTGTTGGAGTGCGCCCGCGCAGGCGGCGACGTATTGGGACGATGAACTGGAGTCCGGCAATACCGGCTATACGCTCCCGACTGGGTACGCCTCCACCCCGATGACGTTTGATACGACCGTGAAGTTCAGCGGGGCTGGTTCGCTTCGCTATAACTTCGATGCGGTCTGCTACCCCGATGCGGCGGCGCAAACGAATTGCGGGGGGTTCAGTGACCGTCTCTTCACCAACACGGGCACGTTCTGGCGGCGCTTCTATATCCGGGTCAGCAGCGGGTTTACCTGGTCCGATGTGTACACCAAGCTCATGCGCTCCGATACGACCGGCCCCAATAGTAATTGGTGGGGCTTTGGCATGTGGGGGAATGGCACCTTCTTTGTCACCGACCAGAATGTGCCGGCTGTGGGGGCGTCCTCCAATATCTTTACCTCGTACACGATGCCCAAGAATCAATGGGTCTGCCTTGAAACGTACGAGCAACTCAATACGCCTGGCGTCGCCAACGGCGTGCAGCAAGCCTGGGCCGATGGCGTCCAGATATTGAATCGCACAGATATTCAATATCGCCAAACGGGCGACAACTCCTTATTTGCCAACAATCGCCTATATCGGCAAACGGGCCTGGGGAGTATCTGGCTGGACCGGCTCGCGGTCGGCAATGCCCGGATTGGATGCCTGGGGGGGACGATCGATACGACGCCTCCGGCCCCCGTGATCAATCTTCGTGTTACAGAATTGTGGGAGGCGCTCACAGACCGGCTCTCGCTGGCCTGGCAGTGGATCATTCCGTCTGACGCGCAGGCCCTAACGAACGCCTCCGCCACGCTCTCGTGGCAGCCTACCACGGATGCGACGATTCGCTATGAATTGCGCTGGAAACATTTTGCGAACGGCTGGGCCTGGGAGCCGATCGCCGCAAATCTCGATAGCACGACCGGCACCTATGCGCAGACGTTTTCTGCGCTGCCTGAAACAACCGGTGATCGCGGAGCGTGCTGGGATGCGCGGGCCGTGCGGGGAAGTCTCGCGAGCCCCTGGCTGAGCGAGAGTGGCCAGCAGCGCTGCGTGCAGATGCCGGTGGGGACCGTGTCGCCAGATCCTGTCCCGCTGCCGACTCCCAGCCCTGTGCCGCCTCCGGTCCCTGCGCCGGTTCATGATCCTGTGCCAGCTCCGGTGCCCGTTCCGCCGGCGACAGTGACGATGAGCGGTGACAAAGTGTTCATCGCCTGTGATCCGACACGCTATACCAGGGCCTTGACGACCGGCACCGGCACCAAGAGGACCATCACATGCAAGCCTTAACGATCCTGCTGCTCGCGCTGCTGCTGGCCAGTCCGGCGCGGGCGGATTTCACGATTCCGAACGTCAGTGATGCGTTTAACGCGGCGCAGGCGCAGGTCGATAAGGTCGATCTCGATATTCTCGTCGCGGGCATCGATGGCAGCGGGGTCTATCAAGGCGCGGCGGTCACGGCGCAGGGCTCGCCTGACATGACCGTCGCCGTGGCCTCGGGCACTATTCACGTTGGGGGTACGACGTGTGATGTGGCGGCGGGCAATGTGACAATCACGACCGCCCACGCAACGAATCCGCGCTTTGATTTGATCGTCGCGGATAATGCGTGCGCGAAGTCCGCCACAGCGGGAACGGCGGCGGCTTCGCCGGTCTACCCAGCGATTCCGGCGAACAGTATCGTGTTGGCGGTCGTCTATGTGCCCGCGAACGATACCACGATGGCGAGCAACCAAATCACCGATAAGCGGGTGATGCAGCGCACGCCCTGGACCTATACGCTGACCGCACAGCATTCGATCTCCTCGACGACGGCGACGGAGGTGACGGGTTTGCAGGCCACCGGGCTGACGGCTGGGACCTATGTCGCGCGCTACAACCTCATCGTGCGATCCGCGACCGCGACGGTGGGGTTGGGTTATGGCATCAACTATACCGGCACCGTCACCAAAATGAGCTGCGTGCTGCAATTCCCGACCAGCGGGACAACGGCAGGGAACGGGACGGCGGATGATGTGGGCGCGAACGGGCAGCTCTGGGAAGCCTGGGCGGTCAAGACCGAGGCCACGAGCACGCCGAATCTAGGCCCCTATACCGGCGGTGTGACGACGACCGCATCCGATATTACCAACGTGATCGAATGCGTTCTGGTGGTGAGCGACGCCGGAGACCTAGAGATCTGGCATGGCTCAGAAACGGCGACCGCAACGAGTGTTGAGACGGGGAGCGCATTAGTGCTTACGAAGGTGAAGGATTGAGGAGGTGGCATGGCGGTACTCTCTGACCCTGATCGACTCAGCATCCTGAAACGATTTGCCGAACAACTCTCGGCGCTGCGGGTGGTGTTCAATCTGTCGAAGCCGGATTTGCAGGCGGCGGTGAACGCCATCGATGCGTGGGCCGACAGTAACCAGGCGGCATTCAATACTGCCATTCCGCTGCCGGCCCGCACCGCGCTCACGACCAAGCAGAAATTGCAGATTCTCTATTACGTGCTCTCGCGGCGCTATGAGGTGGAGCCATGACTGGAGATACGCTGGTTGTATTCACGCCGCTGGCGGCGACATTCCCGACATCGAATTATGCGACGCCCGATCTGCGGAACAATCATCCCGTGCTCGATTTCGACGGGGCGACGGATGAGGAGGCGTATTTTGAGGGTGTACTGCCGGCCCATTACAACGGCGGGAGTCTCGTGATTGATCTGTATGTGGCGCTGACCAGTGCCACGACCGGCTCGTTCCGGTTTCAGACCGACGTGGAGCGGATGAATGACGGAGGGCCGGATCTCGACGCCGATTCGTTCAGCGGGAGCTTCCAGAGTGCCGGGGGCAGTGCGAGTGCCACCAGTGGCATTCCGACGAAAATCAGTATCACGCATACGACCGCGCAGATTGATAGCTTGGCAGCGAATGAACCGTTCCGACTGAAGGTCCGACGCGATGCCGACGGCACCAGTGGCACGGATGATATCGCGACCGATGCGGAGCTGGTCCGGATTGTGGTGCGGGAGGCGTAATGGCCCGAGGGTTTTCGAGCTCATCGAACGACTATCTCGTGACGGCCAACGCGCTCTCGCCGTACACGCTGCGATCGTTCGCCGGATGGGTCAACGTCACCGCGTACGGCGCGGCGGACGGGCGGTTATGGGAGTGGCGCGACACCCCTGGTTCAAACGGCAACGTGCAGCTCTTTGCCCCGGCTGGCTCGAACGTCTTTGAATTTACCGCCAACTGGTTGACCACGGCGGGGACCTGGACATGCCCGGCTCCGTCCTCAGGAGGCTGGCATCATATTTCCGTGTCCTATGATGGCGGTTCCACTGCTAACGATCCCGTCATGTATGTGGACGGGGTGAGCCAGACGGTCACTGAGACCTCGACGCCGGCTGGGGCCTCACTGCGGACCAATACTGTCGGGATGACCATCGGCCAGCGGTTCGCCGGGTCGGGTAACAAATATAACGGTCTCGCGGCAGAGCTGGGCTGGTGGAATATTCTCTTGGATGCAGGGATCCATGCGGCGCTTGCGAAGGGCTATGCGCCGAGCTTCTTCCGGCGTGGCCTGGTGGCGTACTATCCGCTGATCGGGCAGTATTCCCCTGAACTCGATGGCTCAATGGGGTCGCTCGCTGGCTCCGCTACAGTCACGGGGACCACGATAGCCGACCATCCGCGCAGGCTCACTGCCGATGGCGTATTTTCCCCGACGCAGGATTCGACTCCGCCCCCTAATGGTCCGCCATTTACGATGCGTCAATCCACCCTGCGCGGAGGAGATGTCCTCCGAGGGGTCGCCGATCCGGCCCTTTCGGCTCCGGTCAATCAAGCCGTCGAGACGGATCTGGCGCAGGCGATTACCGTGAACCCGCGTCGGCGGCTCGTGGGATTGGCGAGCGAGACGGACAGTGCGCAGGCGCTGAGGTCGGTGAAGGTGCGGGGTATTGGCCAGGCGAGCGAGGCCGACAGTGCCCAGGCGTTCGCGTCCCGTAAGCGCCGCGTGATCAATCTGGCGACGGAGGCGGACGCCGCGCAGCCGCTTGCCACGCTGAAGATACGGGCTATTGGTCAGGCAACCGAAACCGATGCGGCACAGGCGCTCACCAGCCGGAAGGCTCGCCAGATCGGACAGGCGAGTGAAACGGATCTCGCGCAGGCGCTCACGGTCAATCCGCGCCGTCGGCTTGTTGGCCAGGCGAGCGAGACTGACAGTGCGCAGGCGCTGACGGTGAGCCCGCGGCGGCGACTTGTGGGGCTGGCGAGTGAGACGGACAGTGTGGCGGCGCTCACCAGCCAGAAGGCTCGCCCGATCGGACAAACAAGCGAAGCGGATCTGGCGCAGCCGATCACGCGGCAGGGCGGGGTGACGATCGCGCTCCAGCAAGTCGTCGAGACGGATCTGGCGCAGGCAATTACCCACAACCCGCTCCGGCGGCTTGTGGGATTGGTAAGTGAGACAGGCAGTGCGCAGGCGCTGAGGTCGGTGAAGGTGCGGGGTATCGGCCAGGCGAGCGATGCCGACAGCGCACAGCCGCTCGCGGCCCGCAAGCTCCGGGTGATCAATCTCGCGACGGAGGCCGACGCGGCGACGGTGGTGACGCCGCTGAAGGTGCGGGGCCTGGCGCTGATCGAGGAGATAGATCTGGCGCAGCCGGTGGCTCGCCACAAGCATCTCGCGATCGGGCTGGTGACCGAGAGCGATCTCGCTCAGTCGGTGCAATTCCTTTCTAGTCTGGTGGGTTATATCCGTGTGACGAATCTGTCCGCCTCGATGTCGTATGCGGCAGGGGTCGTGGGTGCGTTGCCAACGGCGCAGGCCGTGCGGGCGGTCGGACTGCCGACGCTGGAGGCCGTCTCTGGGGCCCTGGCTACGGTGGGATCACTCGACGGGCGGCTCCCGATGGCTGACGATGTCAGGGGGGTGCTGTAATGGCTGAGAATCGCGAACTCGCGCTGGTCCTCAAGCTCGTGGCCGATCAGTTCCAATCGGAGCTGAAGAAGAGCCAAGGGGCGCTCGGATCGTTCAATAATTTTATCAAGGATTGGAAAACGCAGCTCACGGCAGCCGGGGCGGCGTTGTTTGCCATCGCGAAGAGTACGGCGAACTTCGGGGAAGAGGCGCTCAAAGGGGCGCAGAAGGCCGGCCAGACCGTCGAAACTTTCACGGCGCTCTCCTATGCTGCCAAATTGGCAGACATTGATCAGCAGCAGCTGATTGTGAGCCTGAAATCGCTCTCGCAGAACATGGTGGAAGCGGCTCGGCAGACCGGCGATGGCGAGGCGGTCTTTCGACGGCTCGGCGTCTCGGCACTGACCGCTTCAGGTCAGCTGCGCCCGACCGAGCAGGTACTGCTCGATCTCGCGGAGGTCTTTGCGAGCTCGGCGGATGGCGCGGGGAAAACGGAAGTGGCGGTCAAGCTCTTTGGTAAGGCCGGGATGGATCTGATTCCCTTTCTGAATCAAGGTAAGAGCGGCATTTCCGCGCTGATGAGTGAAGCGTCCCGGCTCGGGGTGGTGCTTTCGAAAGAAGATGCCGAGGCCGCGAACGCCTTTAACGATGCCATTAAGCGGTTAGAGTCGGCGAATCGGGGTCTCACGTTACAGCTCGGGGGCGCCTTGCTCCCGACGCTCACCGATGCGATGGAGGGCTTCACGAAGCTCGTCGGGAAAGTCAGGGAGCTCGGGAGCGAAACCTCGCAGGTCTCGCAGAACCTTAAAAATATGTCCGATGCGTTTGGGCAGACCAGCGTCGGCCAAGGGCTCATGGATGCCTTTACGGCGCTCGGGTTCGGCCATCGCAAGGGTGAAGGCACGTTGCCGCGCGAGCAATTCTGGTTTGATTTGCTCGGGATGCCGGCTCCGGGATCGGGCGTGTTGGCCCCGTCCGGAGGCGGATCCGGTGGAGAGAGTGGTGGCGGCAAGTCGCCGATCTCGCAGGTGGCGGATCAGGAAAAGCTCGGCAAGGCGCTGCTGGAAATTCACCTCGCGAGCAATCGCGCCATCGAGATTGAAAATAGGCTCCGCACCGAAGGGGTCGATCTCTACCGTCTGCAAACGGAGCGACAGCTGCAGCGCGAGCAAGAAGATGACGCCTATCAAGAGCGCCAGGGAAGGCTGATCGTCGAGCAGACTAAACTGCAAGTCTCGGTGAGTGAGGCGGCGCGGGTGAGAGAGCGCGACGGCCTCATTGAGAACCTGAAGGCGTGGCAGGAGTACGGCGAGAAGGTCGGCGGCTCGAATGAAATGATCTTAGCGACGCGGCTCGATCTCGTTCGGGCCGAGCTCGGCAAGGAGTTGGATATCACCACCGAGACGGCGGGCCGGCTCTTGATCGCCTGGCAGACGTCCGATGAAGACGCCCTGCAGAGTATGCGGAGCCGGATCGGGAAGACGGAGCAAGAACTCGAAACGAGCCTCCTGAAGGCGGAGACGCGCTATCGGGGGGCGATCAACGAGCTCTCGGGCGACTTCTTCGACGGCTGGGCGGCGGGGATGCGGAACTATGTGCGGGATACGAGTTCGGGGTTCGGGCTCGCCGCTGACATGGCCCGCCGGTCGTTTCAGACCATCGAGCAATCGGCGAACCGCTTTTTCTTCGATGCGATGGAGGGCCGGATCACCAGATTCAAGGATGTGCTGAATGCGTTCCTGAATTTCACCAAGCAGATCGCCAGCCAATTCGCCGGGCAGCTCATTACGAAGCAGCTCGCCGGGGCGTTCTCGGGGAATATGCCAAACTTCTTTGGCGGGAGCCCGTCAGTGTCTGGGATTGAGGCGAATGCGGGCGGTCTGATCCAGCGGTTTGCCTTCGGCGGCCCCGTGCTCGGGTTCGGTAACCAGGATACGGTCCCGGCGCTCTTGACGCCGGGCGAGTTTGTGCTGTCCCGCCGCGATGTGAGCGACATTAAAAGCGGCCTGGGTGGCGGGCTGAATGTCATTGTGAACAACTATGGCAGCAGCGAGGTGCAGACCTCGACCGGGCGCGGGCCGGATGGCCGGCAGGCGCTCTATGTCACGGTGCGCGAGGCGGTGAAGGGGATGGTGCGGGGCGGTGAACTCGACGCGCCGATGAGCCAACGCTACGGCGTCAATCCGTCTCCAGGGAGGCGCTAATGGCTGCGGTGTGGCCCGTCACATTGCCGCAAGTGGTGAGCTGGCAGGGTTATGCCCGCCGGGTGCAGGATACGGTGATTCGCTCGCCGATGGACGCTGGGCCGCCGAAGCTGCGCCAGCGGTTCAGCGCCTCAGTCGATCAGCAGGATCTGCCGGTGGTGTATTGCACGAAGGCGCAGTGGGTGACGCTGGACACGTTCTATAAGACGACCTTGCAGCGGGTGTTGCCGTTTGAGTGGACCGATCCGGTGACGGGGGCCACGGTCAATTTTCGCTTTGTGAAGCCGCCGGTCTTCGGGGCCATGCTCGGGCCGGATACGATTCCCGTCACGCTCTCCGTCGAGGTGCTCCCATGAGCCGGAGCCTGAGCGCCATTGCCCGGCGGGCCGTCACGGCCCAAGAGACCGGGGAAGTCTTTTTGCTGTTGCTGACGATCGCGCATGCCTCGCTTGCCGCGCCGATTCGCGTCGTGAACGACCTGGTGAATCACACTAGCAATGGCGACCTCTTCACCGCGTTTCCGTTCCAGTTGCAATTGCCGGACGAACATGACGAGTCGCCGCCGCGCATGCGCCTGGCGATCGACAACGTCGACCGCACCATTGTGGCAAGTCTGCGTCGTCTGACCAGTCCGCCGACGGTGCAGCTTGATGTGTGCCTGGCGAGTCAGCCGGATGTGATCGAGGCGAGCTTTCCGGGCTTTCAGTTGCAGGCGGTGGGTTATGACCATCTCGTGGTGGAGGGCGATCTCACGCTTGACGACATCATCACGGAGCCGTTCCCGGAAGGCAGTTTTACGCCGCAACATTTTGCGGGGTTGTTTGGCATATGACCATGACGTGGGCCAAGCCGTTCATCGGGGTGCCGTTTCAAGAGCGCGGGCGCTCGCTGGCCGGGTGCGACTGTTGGGGGCTCGTCAGGCTGGCACTGGCGGCGGGGTTTGGAGTGACGGTGCCGGATTATACCGAGGACTATGTGACGACGACGGATCGAGAAGAATTGCACGCCCTCATCACCCGCGAGGCGCTGGACTGGGTGCCGGTGTCGATCACCGAGGCCCAGCCGGGCGATGTGGCGCTCTTTCGCATTCAGGGGCAGGTGTGCCATGCCGGGCTGGTGTTGACCGCGCCGTGCTTTCTGCACTGTCAACGAGGCATCGGCGCGGTGGTAGAAAAATGGGATGCGCCGCTGTGGCGTCGGCGGTTGGATGCCATTGTGCGGCATCGCACGCTCGCCGGGAGGCCCGTCTGATGCTGGCGCACTCCACCGCCGTGCAGTTGATTGCCTGCCCCAAGCCGTTTTCGACGGCGCGGATTGAACGCGAGGTGCCCGAAGGCGGCACCATTGCCGAGATGCTGCGGGCGATCGGCCTGAATCCTGATCCGCTCTTTGCGCGGGTGTTCATCGATGATCGATTGATTCTCAAGGCCGAGTGGGAGTTTGCTAGACCGAAAGCCGCACAGCTCGTCACGGTGCGGGTGATTCCGACTGGTGGGGGTGGCGGCGGGAAAGACGCCTTGCGCATCGTGGCGATGATCGGGGTGGTCGTGGCCGCCGCGTTCACAGCGGGCGGAGGGCTGGCAGCGACCGCGGGACTCTTTAGCGGCGGGGCGTTCGGAGCGGTGACGGGGGCCGGGTTTGGTGTGGGGGGGCTGGGCTCCGCCGCCGCCGGCATCGGCGTCTCTATCTTTGGCGCGCTCGCGGTCAGCGCGTTGATTCCTCCGGCTGCGCCGAAGTTACAAGATCTCTCCCGGCTGAATCTCAGCCCAACGCTTTCGCTCACAGGCTCGTCGAATCAGCTCGCGCCCTATGCGCCGATTCCGCGTCTCTATGGCCGCTATCGCATCTTTCCCTCGCTCGCCGCTCGCACCTATACCGAAGCGGTCGGGAGCGATCAATACCTGCGCCTCCTCTTCTGTTGCGGCTATGGCCCTCTGGCGTTGTCGGAGATGCGGATCGGACAAACACCGTTGGAGAGTTTTCAGGATGTGCAGATGGAGGTCCGGTATGGCTTCCCGGGCGATCCACCGATCACGCTGTTTCCCGACGATGTCTACGAAGATGCGCTGTCGGTGTTAATGGCCGCCGGCGTTTGGCAGCACCGGACGACTCAGCCGAACGTGCGCGAAATCGTGGTGGAGTTCTTCTTTCCCGCAGGGTTGGCGACCTACTTCTCGGATATTCGCGGCGATATCGGCAACACCGTGACGTTCAGCGTGGAGTATCGACCGGTCGGGACCGGCGGCTGGACCGTGCTGGATCTCAATGAGCCGCCGGTCATCGCGTCACTGGAGACGGACTTCGGGGTGGCGAATAGCGACCTGTTGTTTACGGCGCCGGATGTCGGTTATGCGGGGAACAATTGGCGCGTCACGATCCAGACGGATGTCTCCTATTTTGTCATCTCGGTGGAATTTATCGGGCCTTGGTGTCTCGTGCGCTGTCCGGTGGGCACGCTGGCGGCTGAGATTGTTGAGGCCATCCGCAGTACGCCTGGGCAAGTCATGGCTGATCGACTAGCGGTCGCCCTCGCTGACGGGAGTGATGGCACGGGGGCGGTCACAGATATGAGCGGCTATTTGTCTGGGGGCCGCGACGGGGTCTACCCGCTGGTCGTCTCGCGCAACACGCGCCAGCCGTTTCGCTATGCGGTGACCATTGTCCCGCCGGATTCAGGGATGCAGTATGAGGTGCGGGTGACGGTCTCCAAACTGGCGAGCGAGGCGTCACTGACGCGCACCGACACGGTCTATTGGTCGCTCCTCCGCACGATTCAGACGGCGGCCCCGGTCTCCAAGCCGGGCTTGTGCATGATCGCCATGCGGATCAAGGCCACGAATCAGCTGAACGGCACGCTCGATCAATTCAACCTCATTGCACAGAGTATTCTGCCGGATTGGAATGGGACGGACTGGGTCGAGCGCCCTACGAGCAACCCGGCCAGTCTCTATCGCAATGTCCTGCAGGGCTCGGCGAATGCCCGGCCTGTCCCTGATGGTCGGCTCGATCTCGTGCGCCTCGCCCAGTTTCATGAGTCCTGCGCGGCGCAGGGCTGGACCTTTAACGCCAATATCGACTACCGGACGACGGTGTTTGAGCTCTGCCGCGATGTCCTGGCCGCTGGGCGGGCCAGCCTGCATCGGCAGGACGGGCTCTTTTCCGTGGTCGAGGATTTGCCGCAGACGATCCCGACGCAGATGATCACGCCCCGGAACAGCTGGGGCTTTCGCGGGACGCGGACGTTCACGGCCATCCCGCACGCGCTGAAAGTCAGATTTGTGAATCCTGACCAGGATTGGCAGCAGGACGAACGGATCGTCTATGCCGATGGCTATAGCGCGGCCAACGCCACGCGGTTTGAGGCCTTCGAACTCACGGGCGTGACAGATCCGGAGCTGGCCTGGCGGCACGGCCGTTATCATCTCGCTGTGGCCACACTGCGCCCGGAAAGTTACGAGGTGCAGATGGACGTGGAGCACCTCACCTGCAACCGGGGTGATCTGGTGCTCGTGCAGCATGATGTGCCGCTCTTCGGGCTCATTACCGGCCGGATCAAAGCGGTCTCCACCGATGGCTATGGCCGGACGACGGCGATCACCCTCGATGAGCCCTGCACCATGCAGGCGGGCGATCGCTACGGGGTGCGGATTCGGTTGTCGGATAATACCTATGCGCAGCGCGAAGTGCTCAACGTGCCAGGGGTGCAGTCGACCTTGACGTTACTCGCGCCGATTTAAGGAGTGGCTATGCTGATGCGATGGATGCTAGTGGCGGTGGTGGCGTGCTGGAGTCCGGCGGTCTGGGCGCAGACGAGCGAGCAGGTGAATACCAGTAGCGCGCAGACGCTCACGAATAAAACCCTGACGGCTCCGACGATCACCAGCCCGACCGTCTCGGGGACCGTGGCGGGCGGCGCGAGTTATACCGCGCCAACGCTGACGAGTCCGACCGTCAGTGGCGCGATCGGGGGCAGTGCGACCTGGCCCGCGCCAGGCACCATCGGCGGCACCACGCCTGGGGCGATCTCTGGGACGACCATCACGGCGACGAGCAGCTTCGTCAATGGGACCTGCCAGCTCTTGTCTGGCGCGGGCTCGCCAGAAGGCGTCCACACTGCGCCGGTCTGCAGTCGCTACCTCCGCACGGACGGCAGCACCGGGACCACATTGTACATTAAGGAAAGTGGCGTGGGGAATACCGGCTGGGTGGCCGTCGCGCTCTCCAGCGTGAGCTGGACGGCTCCGGGCACGATCGGCAGCGGCACCCCGAACACCGGCGCGTTTACGACGCTCTCGGCCACTGGGCAGATCACCTCGACGCTGGCCTCCGGCACCGCGCCGCTGGTCATCGCGAGTACGACTAAAGTGTCGAATCTCAACGGCGATTTGCTGGATGGCGCGGACTGGTCGGCGCCGGCCGCGATCGGCAGCACCACGCCGGCCGCGATTACCGGGACGACGGTTCAGGCAAACAGCTCGTTCAATGCTGGGACGGCGGCCACGATCCGCTGGGGAACAGGCAGTCCTGAAGGGGTCGTCACGGCAAATGTGAGCAGTCTCTTTTTCCGCACCGACGGCAGCGCCGGGACCGTGCTCTATAGTAAAGAAGCGGGCACTGGGAATACGGGCTGGGTGGCGGTCTCGCCGGGGACGGTGGACTGGGGGTCGCCGGGCCTCATTGGCGGAACCACGCCCGGTCCGGCGAATTTCACGTCGGTCCTGGCCCAGCGCTGGATCGGCACGATTGCGACTCCCACTTATGGGGCCAGCGTGACGATCAACGGCAACGACGGCTCGCTGAATATCATCACGGCGACCAATAGTACCAATTTCACCATCGCAAATCCCTTGAATGCGTATGCGGGGCAGCAGCTCTTGATTCAGGTGAAAAATACCAGCGGGGGGGCGCTCGGGACGATCACCTGGGATACCCAATATAAGATGGCGAGCTTCACGAAGCCTGCCAACGGGACGCGCCGCACGGTGACCTTTATCTATGACGGGACGAATTGGGTAGAGGTGTCGTGCTCTCCGGAGGTGGCGAATTGATGGGTCGCGTCATAGCGTATCTGTGCGTCCTGCTCCTGGCGCATCCGCTGGCGGCCTGGGCTGATGGGGTGTCGTTTAACGGCACTTGCGCGACGGTCGCCTGGAATGCGAACACCGAATCGGATCTGGCGGGATATCGGCTCTATGATCGGGTCTCGCTCTCGGGGACGCCGAACCTCATTGCGACGTTCGGGACGCAAATTACCTCCGTGCCCTGTTCGCAGCTCGGCTTTAATGCCGGGCAGCATTATTTAAGCGCCCGTGCCTTTGATACCTCGGGCAATGAAAGCCCGTCGGCAACGGCCACGGAAGTGCCGTTTGTGATCGTGGTCGACAATATCGTGTCCAACTTGAGTGTGCCGACCGTCAATACCACGGATGTGACCCTGTCGTTTACCGAGGTTGCGTGTGCCGGCGCCCCGTGTTCATACGATGTGCGCGTGCAATCACCTGTGATTTCCTGGGGGCAGGCGGCGTCGGTTGCGAGTGGCACATGCGCGACTCCGTTGGCCGGCACGACGGTCGGGGCCACGAAAACCTGTACGGTGACCGGGTTAAGCACGACCACCGCCTATCAATTTCAGCTGGTGCCGTTCAGTGGGACCTGGGGCAGTAATCCGATCTTTGGCCCATTGAGCAATATCACTGGGGCGACGACGGGCGGGGCTCCTGGCGGCGCGGGGGATCGCTACACCATCGCCTCCGACGGATTCGATCGACTCAATGGGCAATTAGGCGTCAACTGGCTGTCAGGGTATATCCGATCGAGTCAGACGCTCCCGGAATTGCAAATCGAGAGCAATGTGGTCGAGCCGAGTCTGCTCGGCTCTCCCTCGAACGCAATGGCCTATGTGGGGGCGAGCGTCCCGGCCAATCATTGGGCGCAAATCTCCCTCTCGGCATTTGGTGGCGCCGGGTTTCAGAGCGTGCGCCTCCTGCTCGCCTGCACCGCCCCGCCGACCTATACCTGCTATGAAATGACGGTGGCGCGGAACACCGGCGGCGCCTTCAGCTCGAAGATTGCGCGGTTTAGCGCTGGCGTCTCTGTGGCGGATTTGGCATCGGAGGCGCTCACCTCCTGGACGACGAATGATGTCGTGCGGGTGCATGTGCGGGATGGGGTGCTGACGATCTATCGCAATGATGTTTCGGTGCTGTCTGTCGCGGATCCGGATCCGCCGTTGTCTGGCCCCTATGCGGGCTTGCTGATGGGGGCTAATGCGCCGGATGCCGTGACGGCCACGCGGGGCAATAATTTTGTGATTGGCGGATTCACTGTCACGGCCTCCGATGTCTGCGGCTGTGATAATCACTAGGATGGATGGACGATGGCGACGCTCACCAGCTGGAGTCTGACGAGCCCTAACGGGACGCACTTCCAGCCGTCGATCTCGACGGAGGGGGTCGTGACGTGGGCGATCGTCGGGGCGGCGATCACGGTCACGCCGCCGGTCTATGTCGATGAAGCCGCGGGGATCTGGACGCCCTCGATCAGCAATGCGGGCGTCGTCACCCTCACGGCCGGCGCCGATACGAGTCAGGACCGGGCGGCATTACTCGACAGCAACGGCGTGCAGTATGTGGCGGTCGTGCGGCACGGTGTCAGTTTCTTTCAGGCCCCGCAGGTGCAAGTCGGCGATCTCGTGGTGTTTGGGCTCTATGCGGACGAGTCGGTGGAGATGCTGGTGAAAAGTATCGAGCCGGGGCCGGAGTTCACGGCGCGGCTCATGCTCATCGATGCGGCGCCTGGTGTGCATCTGGCCGCGACGGGGGCGATTCCGCCGTTTGAGTCGCAGATTACCTTGCCGCGTGTGGGGCTGGACGCGGTCCCGACGCCGCAGCTGGAGGGGATCGCGTCCGATGAAGCCGTGATGCTGCGCAGTAGCGATGGGTCGCTGGCTCCGCGCCTTGTGCTCACGGTGCGGTTTGGATCGGGGTCCTATCAGCCGGTCACGGCGCTGGAGGTGCAGTATCGGCGGACCGGACAATCGTCCTGGCGCGTGCTGCGGGTCGAGTCGCCCTCGGGTGGCACTGTGCCGATTGCGCTCACGGAGGTCGAGGACGGTGAGACGTATGATCTCCGTGTGCGAACGCTCGGCGCGATTGGCGTGGCGTCGGATTGGTTGACGGTCGATGCCTATACGGTCATCGGGAAAACCTCGTCGCCGCCGAACGTGACGGCGCTGTCGTGGAACGATCAGCGGCTGGTGTGGGCATATCCCGAGGCCCCGCCGGATCTCGCCGGGTTTGTGGTACGGGTGCATGTCGGAACGCGGACCAGTTGGTCGGACGCTCTGCCGTTGCATGATGGCCTGATCTCCGCGACGACGTTCCCCTTGTTTCGTGATAGCGGCGTGCGGACCTATCTGGTGAAGGCGCGGGACACCTCAGGGAATGAGAGCCTCGCGGCCGCGACGGTGCTCGTGGATTATGGACAGATCGCCACGCAAAACGTGGAGGAACTGCTGGATCTGCAGACGCTGGGATTTCCGGGCACCCTCACCGGGGGCACGGTGTTCGGCGGCTATCTGCTGGCCGACTCCTCGTCGGCGGCCTGGACCGACGATGCGGCGCCCTACTGGACCGGCGATGCGAACCCTGTCTGGACCGGAGGCTACCGTGAGATGGTGTATGAGGCGGAGATCATTCCGCCGGCGGAGTGGCTCGGGGGCACGTTGCTGCTGGAGCTGGCGGTGGAGGGTACCGGCTGGCACCTCGACTATGCGCAGGACGGCTCCGGGCAGTTCTGGAGCACGGATCCGTCCAGCCCGGCGTGGACCGACGATGCGGCGCCCTATTGGTCGACGGCGCCGGATGTATTTGTCCCGTGGACGGGCTCGCTGGTGAATTACGCCCGCCAGGCCTATCGGTTCCGCCTCACCACATTGGCCGGGGCGATCGCCGGGCGCTGTACGCATTTTCAGGCGATCTTCGACATGCCGGACGTGGAGGAATTCCTGCCGGCGGTCGTGCTCAGCGCGAGCGGGACCCGGCTGTCGCTGGTGCAGACGTATCGGTCGGTGGAGGTCGTGGCGCCGGTGCTATTGATTAACAGTGGGACGGCGACCCATGTGCGGGTGATGGATAAAGATGTGTCCGGTCCGTTGCTGATGGCGTTCGATGGCACGGGATCCCCCGTAGATACGATCGCCGACGTGACCGTCAAAGGCTATTAAGAGGAGACGAACCTATGTCTACGCTGCCAGCTCTCAATGCGATTTCCACGGCCGCCAATGAAGGCGTGCTGAAACAGGCGTTTGAAGATTTCGTGGCCGGGGTGAAACAGATCCCTGGCGCCGGCGTGGCGGAAACGACGCTCACCTTGGCGAGCGATGCCGTGACGCCGCCAGGCGGCAGCGGGGCGATCTTCACGATCGACACGGAAGCGGCGGCGGCCACTGACAATCTCGCGACGATTACGCAGACGAATTTCCCGGACGGCTCCTGTATGCTGCTGCGCCCGGCGAGTAGTGCTCGGGTGGTGGTGGTGAAGCATGCGGCGGGTGGATCGGGGCAGATTTTACTGCGGACATCCGGTGATTTTCCCCTCGGCGACACCACGCACTGGCTCTGCCTGAAGCGGACCGGTACCAGTTGGCACGAGCTGTGGCGCATCCCGGCGGTGCCGGTGGCGGCAATCGCGGCCAAGACGGCGAATTATACGCTGGTGGCCGCCGATCGGGGGAAAGTCATCGATGGGACCAGCGGCACCTGGACGCTCACCCTACTGGCATTGGCGACGGCAGGGGTAGGATTCGAGTGTACGGTGAAAAATAGTGGGACGGGCGTCATCACGCTCGACGGGAACGCCTCGGAGACGATCGACGGCGCGACGACGCTCACGCTCAATCCTGGCGACAGCATTGTGTTATCGGCGCAGGCTGGCGGGTGGGCGAGCGTCCTGCGCACGCTGGGAGCCGGGGCCGAGGTCCAGGGCGCGATCGTGAATGGCACGCTGACGGCCACCGTGGGGAGCAACATCCTGACCTTCGCGCTGAAAACGAAGAGCGGCGCGGATCCCTCGGTGAGTGATTCGGTCTGGATCATCTTTCGTCATAGCACGATTACGAATGGCGGTTATACCGTCCGCCGAGTCTCCTCGGCCCTCTCCTGGACACTCTCGGCCGGTTCGACGGTGGGCTTTGCGAATAACCAGACCGGGCGGATCTATGCCGGATTGCTCGACAATGCCGGGACGGTCGAGGGGTTTGCCTATTATCCCCTGAGCGGACTGAGCCTGAAGGGCCTCGATGAATCGGCGCTCCAGAGCACGACGGCCGAAGGGGGCGCGGGGGCGGCGGATAGTGCGCAGGTGCTCTACAGCACGACAGCCAGGACGGGCGTCCCGGTGCGGCTGCTCGGCTATATCGAAATTCAGACCGGGGCCACGGCCGGCAACTGGTCGAACAGCCCCACGAAGATCCAAACGCTGGGGCCTGGCGTTCCACGCACGGGGCAAATCATGCAGACGCCCTCCGCGAGTGATGGCGCCACGGCGACCGGCTCAACGGCGCTGCCGTTTGATAATACGATCCCGCAGAACACGGAAGGCGACCAATATCTGAGCCTCACGCTCACGCCGGGCAGTGCGCTCAACCTGCTGGACATCGAGCATAGCGGGCAATATGAAGCAGTGGGCGGCGCGGCCTTCATTAGCGTGGCGCTGTTTCAGGACTCCACGGCGAACGCGCTGGCGGCGGAGGCCATGCACCATACCGCCAACGCGGCGAACTATCGGCACACGCTACTGCACCGGATGCTGACGGGCACGGCGAGTTCGACGACCTTCAAGATTCGGGCGGGCGCGAACGCGAATACTGTGCGGTTCAACGGAGCGAGCGGGGCTGGCCTCTTCGGGGGTGTGGGCTACTCCTGGCTCAAGGCGCAGGAGATCTTTGCATGACGGCCTGGACCTATTACGAGATTGCGCTCTTGGCGCTGACGCTCTGGCGTGAAGCGCGGGGCGAATCGTATGAGGTTAAGATTGCCGTCGCGCATACGGTGAAAAATCGCCTGGATCATCCCGGCTGGTGGGGGAACGACTGGATCAGTGTGCTCACGAAGAAATGGCAGTATTCCAGCCTGACCGATCCAAACGACAAGCAACTCACGACCTGGCCGAAATCGGATGATGCCAGTTTTGAGGAATGTCTCGCGATTGCCGAGCGGGTAATCACTAAATTTCACAATTCTCCGCTCAAGGGGATCGACAGCTACTACGACGATAGCTTGCAGGGCGACAAGATTCCGAAGTGGGCGAAGGAGCATCCGGAGCGGTTCGTGGGAAAACTGGGCAGGCTGAATTTTTACAACATGGATTGCGACATCGAAGAGCCGCATGTGGTGTTGAAAGATAGCGAGGCGTGAAGTGGTTTCGGTGTCCGCGCTGTGGGGCGGTTTATCTGCATGATGGGGGCTATTGGCACGAGGTGTTTACATGCGCGATGCGGAAAGGGCAACAGCATGGCTGATCCGTCGAAGGTCGATTTGGGCGATGCGGTGGCTGGAGGGCTCATGGGCCTCCTGACCGGCATGGCGTCGGTGTTCGGCTGGTTTAGCGGAAAATTCGGCAAGGTGTACGAGCGCATCGACCAGGTCCATGCGCGGGTGAGTGATCACGCCACGCATATTGCCGTGCTCGGGGCGCATCATCAGGCGAATCTGCAATTTCAGGAACGGATCGATCTGACGCTGACGGCGTTGAACGAGAAAAATGATGAGCAGATGAAAATTCTGTTGGAGTTGAAGGGGCGGCGTTAATGGTAACCAAGGAGGGCGTATGTTTGGAGCAAGCTGGATGACCACGGTGTTCGGGTATGCGGTCATTGTGTTGACCGTCGTACAGCAGGCGTTTATTGAGCACGGATTACCGGAAGACGTGGCGGGATGGATCAAGTTCGCCGGCGGGATTGTCACAGGTGTCGGCATCGCCCTCGCGAAAGATTTCAATAAATCGAACGCACCCAAGCCGGAGCCGGTGGCGCAGCCCGTCACGCCTCCATGAGCGCGTTTCTGGCCGTTCTGTCGGCCATCGTGACACTACTTCCGATTGTGCTGAGGCTTGTGGAGCAACGAAAGGCGCGTGCCTATGCGAAACGGACGGCGATTCAGCAGCGTGATTTGGATGAGCTGGAGCGTGGGATGGCTGATGTTGACCGGCTGCCAGCCCGCGACCGACCCGTATCTCCGGGAGGTCCGTCCGGCCTATGACGCTCAGGGTACGTTGCTGCCGGAGCATTACACCATTCCGAAGCCGTATCTTCGGCACATGCTGAAGGATTTGAAAGCGTGCTATCGAGAGGCCGAATGACCTGTGATCGCTGCCAGGGGTGCATGCTGCGGGAATATGTCTATGAGCGCGGCCCCTGGTGGTGGCGTTGCTTTTCGTGCGGCGAGCGGATCGATGGAGCCATCCTACGGGCCAGGGCCGAGCAGGCCGCCGCGCTGGCGATGCAACGCGAGGCGGAACAGCGAGATGTGAAGGAATGGGCGCTCTGGTTCGCCCGGATGCCGACGGTGTAGACGTCTGGCTGGGCAGGGGTTAGGTCATGGCGGCGGGGCGAGAGTCTCGGTCGTTTTCCAGCCGTGGACGTGTATCAGACATTCCCGTGTCTGCTCTACGAGTGTGTCTCGCAAAGACCAAGACATGAAGGGGTTGCCGTAGATGCGCCGATAGGGCGCGGAATTCTCCGCCATTGCTTCGCATTCTGCGCGATCTTTCTGGAGGGCGGCCGGGTCCCATTCGCCGGGCTTGGTGAAATACACTTGTTCTGGTGCGGCGCATCCGGCGGCAAGGAGGGCAAGCAGGCTCAGGGCGATGAATCTCATGGGAGGTCTCCTTGTGGTTTAGCTATCGTCTTCATTTTTCGACGAGCTGAATCAAGGAGAGGTCCGGCAATTGCGCCAGGGCGGTGTCCTCTGAAATTATATCGAGTGTCGGCACGACAAGGAATCCGCCGGACGTGTAGCGAATGAAATAAGCTCGGCCCGTGATCGCCGCCAGAGAGACACGCTCGCGAGAGTGTTCTATCAATCCGGAATCAACGGCGAAGGTATGAGGACCTGGTGTGACAGCGCGCGAGAAATAGGTTCCCCCCTGCAGCGCGCCAATGATGGCCCTATTTTCCTGCACCGCCAGAGTGGCCGTTCCGTACCGTCGATCTGGCCAGAGAAAGACTACAGTGGCCTTGTCTGATTGATGCTGGGAGATTCCTTGGTATGGTTGAATGCTATATTCTGGTGTCGTTAAAAAGTGGCCGCATCCTGAGATGGTAAGGAAGAGAGAAAGGAGGGTGATTGCTGCTGTCATGAGCGGTTTCTCCCTGGGTTAGATGGCGTTGACGATGGTATCGGTTCGCTCTTGGAGCGCATGGGCTAACGGGGTGACGGCGAGATAGGCATATTTCGCGGTCTGGCTCAGGCTGCGATGGTTTAGCGCGCCCTGCACAATACCGAGGCTCTCGCCCTGATTCAAGAGGTCGCTGGCGGTCGAGCGGCGCAAATCATTCAGCCAGAGATGCGAGAGCCCGGCTTTCGTCCGGATGCCCTCCCAGAGTTTTTGAGCGGAGGTCCGGCACCAGACCACATCGGGCGATTCGCCCCAGAAGACCCATTGTGCGTCAGGCGGATTCGCCCTCAACAACAAGCGCAAAATCGGAATCAGTTGATCGGGCAGCGGCACCACATGCGGCCGGCCGGTTTTGCTGGTGGGTTTGACCCAGACGGCGAGGGATCGATCGAGAAACAGTTGCTCCGGTCTCATGGTCCGCACTTCGCCTGGACGTGAGCCGAGTAGGTAAAGCGACCAGAAATAAACGCGATGTTTCAGGCGGAGATCTTCGAGGAAGGGGAGCAGCCGGGCCCATTCGTCGGGGCTGGCGGTGGTGCTGCGCGTGCGCTCAGAGCGCTTGACGATCCCGGCGGTGGGATCGGGCGTCAGGATCGGAATAAGGCCGACCGCTCGCGCCCATCTGACGGCGGCTCGAAGAAGTCCGATGGATTTATTGGCATGTCCAGGGCGATCACTCAATGACGTCCACCAGGCCAAGATCACGCGCTTGTCGAGTGTGCTCAGCCGCTCCTCTGAGATGGGCGGAAATACCTGGCGCGTGAGGCGTTGATAATAGCGAGCCGACGGCCGCCCGGCGAGATGATGCTGTTGATAAAGTGCGAGCAATTCCCCAATCTGCATGATGAACCCCCATAAATGGAAATGATATGGGAAGCATAGCATCGAACGCGCTCACCGACTGTAACCCTTTTGTAGTTGTCTCGACTACACAGCATTGCGCAGGTATTCCTGGGGGTGCTGGTGCTCTATCTTCTGCATCTGCATGTGTACGGCCTCACTCCGCGTTCGGGACGCAGGGGTCGAAGGTTCAAATCCTTTCGCCCCGACCACTTTCCCAGCATCCTTCCCGCCATACGTTCTCCAAACTGACTACGCCCCGTACAACTCCCACTCAAGCGGCCGATTTCTTCCGGCCTGGGGCACCCTGGGTGGGATTCTTAAAAGAAAGATGCCGCCGGCGTAGTTCCGGCATGGCAATCATCAAGGCTTCCTCTACTAATTCACTCTCGGAGAGCCGTCGATTTGCGGCTTTAATTTCGGCAAGCCCCTCCTTCAGCGTTTCCTCGACGTACCCGACGACCTGTTTTAACTGGGTATGTGCTGCCAACATGCTCACCTCCGTTTCCGCCCTTGGTTAGGGCCTCCTGCATCTAAGTGTAGTACCGTACCCTACCACAGTCAACAGGCGGAACTTTTTTCTTTCGTAGGGGCTTGACGGGGCAATGTAGGGCATTGTAGGGTGCCTCATAACGGAGGGCGCAATGCCATCGAAGAATCTGGTTCAAATCGTTTCGTACATCTCCCCCTCACTTAAAGATCACCTCGAAGAATACCGCCGCCGCTCCAATCAGCGTGTGTCGATGAGTGCCTACATCGAGTCGATTTTATGGCAGCACGTCGAGCATCAGAATAAAAAGCGACCAGGAAAGGTGGTGAACGCATGACCTCGATGCGACTACGCGAGACTGATTGCCTGGCGGAGATCCGGAAGGATCTGGAGCGCCAGGCGGCGACGGTGAAGCCGTGGCAGGCGGACGAATGGGCTGGATGGGTGCGGGCCTGTGGGGAGCTGCTCGCGGCGGTGCCGGATGAGTTGCAGCGCGTGGCCTGGGCCTGGTCGCTCGCGCAGCCGGTGCTGCGGTCGATCGTGGGGATTTCACAACCGATGCTCGTCGGCGCGTTGCTGACGCGGGCGCAGGACCGAAAGGCGGTGCGGTGATGAGCGCCTATCCGTTCATCTATTGGGTGGCGCTCGGCTGCGCGATCGGCGCGATCGCTGTGTGCGGTATTGGGATCGGCTACCTCGTGAAGATGCGGCATATCGACCGGGTGCGCGGGCAGTATCGCAGGGAGGGAGGACGCTGATGGCTCAGAAATCTGTCACGGTGGATCTGGATCTGCGGGCGAAAGAGTTTGGGGACATGACGATTGCCGTCCTGTCGAAGTTTGCGGCGTTCTATGGCTATGAGCTGCACATTGAGTTCACGAGGCCCGCGCCGATGCCTGGGCCAAAGAAAGGCGCGATCCGATGATGCTCACGGAGGCGCAACGTCAACAGCTCGGCACCTATGCGGAGTGGCGGGATCTTCAGATCGCGATGCACAACGTCTATTCCTACCTCAGTTTCACCAAGCTCGAAGATGTGCAAATGCAGGGCGTGATTGAGGCGCTCGACGACATTTCGATGCGGCGGGCGGCGTTCCTTGAGCAGTTCAGACGCAACAACCTGAATCAGGGAGGGGTGTGATGCTACGGACTCAACCGACAGGATCGATGCCGAACGTGCGGGACGACATGCGGGCGCATCGGGAGCGGCTCAAGCAGGCGGTGCATCCGGGGGTGACGCAGAAGGAGGCGGGGTTGTCGCGGGAGGAATTGCGCTGGTTGTCGTCTGGGGTGTGCCGAGGCATGGCGGATGCGACGGAGCGCGGGGAGCGGATTGCGCATCGGGTGCTCGCGGTCCTGGCGGTGTTGTTGTTGGTGGCGCTGGGGCTCACGGCGCTGACTCGTCAGCCGGTGCCGGTGGTGCAAGTCGTGGGAGGACGCTGATGCGCGAAACACCGATGTCGGCGGCGCGACGACGGGCGATGGGGCGCGGGAATCAGATGGGGAAGAATTTCTTGAGGAGCCTGGATGCCGGGCTGCTGATGGATCGGACGACGATCCGGCCGGACGGCAAGCGCTGCAAGCGGGTGGCGCTGCCGAGCGGGTTGAGAACGATGGCGCGTCCGACGGAGTCGCAGCCATGACGGGCCGCTGTGTCGATTGCGATGCGCCGGTGAGCAAAGCATCCGTGGCACGGTGTCGGCACTGTAACGGCCGGCTGATGAGTCGGCGGCATCGGGTGAAGCGGGGGCAGCGGGCGGCACGGTTGGCGGTGCAGGCGAGAGCGTCGAGACGGTGGGAACGGAAGCTTTTAACGGAGAAGGAGAGGGTGTATGGAGCCTGAGTCGATTTCATTGACGACCATTTGTGACGGCGGTGTGCCGGAGGTGTTCGAGCGGGAACTGCGCGAGGTGCTCGCGAATATCACGGACCCGAATACTGATCCGGAGGCGACGCGGTCGCTCACGATCAAGTTTGTGTTCAAGCCGTATGAAGACCGGAGCGGGGCGCATGTGGCGTTTACCTGTAAGCCGGCCCTGCAGCCCGTGCAGATGCGGAAGAGTCAGATGTTCCTGTCTCGGCATACGGGGCAGCTCAAGGCCTACGCACAGGATCAGCGCCAAGTGGCGCTCTTCCCCCAGGTGGATACGAATCCCTTGAAGTCGATTAAGTAATTCATTTCCGGCTTGTGCCGATGGAGGATCGATATGTTGAAGGAATTTGTGGAGAAGATCGTTGCACTGGCAGGTCCGCAGACGGTGGTCAATGAGGGGTTAGCCTATACCGATCGGCAGCTCTCGGTTATTGCGCCTCCAGTGTTGTCGATGGTGCCGCTGCTTACGCTCACTGGCCTGGTGGATCTGGTTAAGGCGAAAATGGACGATCTGAAGACGGATGGCTATTTGCTGCATGTGTGCAGCCATACCAAGGTGCAGTTGGTGCGTAAGTTCACAGACGCCTATGGCCGGCGTGTGGTGTTGGCCTCGTCGACGTGTGAGGACGGCCAGCCGTTCGCGTTTGGAAAATTCATGGACCGGGAGGAGTTTGCGATCGGTCTTCTGTCACGCTTCGTGCAGTCTCCGGATCTGCAGGAAGTGGTGAAGATGGCGAGTGCATTGACGGCGAGCCAGGTGGTGCTGGCGGAGGATGACGGGGTATCGCAACGGACTACGGTCAAGCAGGGCATCACGCTGAAAGAAAATGTCACCGTGAAGGGCCGCGTGAAGTTGAGCCCGTATCGGACGTTTCGTGAAGTCGCCCAGCCGGAATCAGAATTCGTCTTTCGGCTGCGCTCGCGGGATGGCAGCGTGCCGGAGTGTGCCCTCTTCGAAGCCGACGGCGGGAAGTGGAAGCTCGACGCGGTGCTGGCCATCAAGCTCTGGCTGGATTCGCAGAATCTTGGGGTTCAGGTGATTGCCTAATGAGCGTCACTCTCACTCCTGCCCAGCTCGATTGGTACAACCGCGGCGTGGTGCTGCTGATGTCGGTCATGCGCGGGCGGGCCGATCATGGGACGGCTGAACGGGCGGTCTATGACGCATGGCGGCACGGTGGCAGGTCATCGCGAGGCAGAGGCCCGCATTGACGCTGTTGAGGAGGGTGGGATGATGGAACTGACGAGGGAACAGGTGGAAGAATTAGCAGAGCGGTTTCCAGTAGATATTTTGTACCGCTATAAAAATGCACTCCTGGCCCACGATGCCGCCCTGCGCCAGCGAGCGTATGCGGCTGAGAATGAACTCTGCACGGCCAAAGATCAGATACCGCCTGACCTGGACGGCTACCCGTTAAGCGTGGTCTTGATTAAGCTGAACGATGAGCGGCGAGTGCTCCGCCAGCGAGCGGAGGCGGCGGAACGTAAAACTCTAGACCTCATGCGCCGAAATAGAATCCTCCGTACGCGAACAGATTTGCCAATGAGTCACGAAGAGAAAATTCTGTACCGTGATCTTGAGAACCGGCTAGCTCAAGCGGAAGCACGGGTGCGGGAGCTGGAAGATGTGTGCGCTCAAGCCTATCAGGTTGTCGGAGTGTTTGCCTATGACTCCGACAGGTTTGATGAACCACAGGTTCAAGGGACGCTCGATAATTTGTCTGGTCGCAGTCCAATATGCGAAACCCTCCCATTTGAATCTAAGCCTACCAAACTCACCTGGACCACGGACAAGCCGACGGTGGCGGGTGGCTATTGGTACAGACTTAACAGGGAGGCACCCGCAGAGGTGTTAGTGCTCATTCATGGGTCGCACTACAAGCTGGAAGTAAACTGCCAAGGGGATACGGAATTGAAGAATTATACCGGCGAATGGGCAGGCCCGATCCAGATGCCGAAGGAGGGGGTGTGATGCTAGTAGGGGCAGACATTAAAGTCGGTCGATGTTACCGGGGGAAGCGCCCAGCGAACAGTTACGGGTTAGTCAATGACCGTTCTGTTTTATACGTGTCCTCGCTAGGGAATTATGTACAGTACGACTCTCCCTCTGTTGCGCCAGGGAGAAAATTCCCGCGTGTCACAATGGAGGCGTTTTTAAAGTGGGCTGAGCGCGATGTAACGAAAGAATTACCAGGCGAACAATTCCAATCGTGGAGCGCATTTCGATCTGCATGACAAATGGAGGCCACTCATGACCCGCAACCGTGGCGTGTATCGGTGGGGGTTGGGGACGGGTGCTACAAGGCAGTTGCGTGTGGCAAAGAGGTTAGAAGGTAATTGGAATCTCGTTGGCCATTTAGAACGGTGCCGCTGGGAACTGAGGAAGCGATGGAAACCGTGATTCAGTACATGAAGGAGGGCACTGACTGATGGAGACACCAAAGCTGGACGCGCTGATAGAGAAGGCTGGCCGTGAACAGGTTGGCGGGTTAGTGCCCGTTCCAGCCAGGGCAAAGCTATTCGATCTCGTCACTGCCCACGGCCCCGCGCTGGTGGCGGCGTTGAAGCGGGTACAAAAAGAAGTCGAATGCCATTGCTGCTACACAGGGATTGCGCTGCCGTCCCCATGCGTGACATGCGAAGCCGACCAGATCCTTGATCGCCTGGAACAGGAGGCGGGATGAGCGGCCAGACGTGCAAGCGGTGCAGCAAGATCCTGCCGTTCGGTGGGCATGTCTGCCGCCAGTGCTATTGCAATATCCCGCGCTGGAGGAGATGCGCCGTTCGTCTTCCTATCGGTGACGGGTACTTCAAATGGATTGATTCAATGAAGAGGACGCGGTGAGTAGCTTCCAATGGGGGTTTTTGGTTGGGGCGATCACAATAGCCCTTCTTGATCTCGCGATGGGGTGCCGATGATGGAAACGCCAGTGAGTGTCACGCCGCAAGAACGCGATCTGCTTAGCCATGCCCTCGGCCTCGATCGCGCGCGAATCAGCTATCGCAATCACTACAGCGTGAGCCCAAAGGCGGAGACGTATCCGCTCTGTGTGCAGCTGGCGGCGAAGGGGCTGCTGGAACGAAGCGCGACCTATACATCCACGATGATCCACTTTCAGGTAACGGACGCAGGAAAGGCGTTGGTGGTGGGGTAACGATGGCCAAACTGCCGTTTATGCCGTTTTTTCCTTCGGACTATTTGCGGGATACGCGCTGCTTGTCGTTGGCTGCCCGTGGGGCCTGGATGGATCTTCTCTGCACGTTGTGGCATGCCCCGAAGCGCGGACAACGGACGCTCTCGTTGGCAGGGTGGGCTGGCGAGATCGGGAAGTCGATTGAGGAGGTGGCGCCCCTCTTGGACGAGCTCATGTCGTCGGAGGTTGGAGAAATTTCGCGTGAAAATGACGGCAAAATCACTGTCATGTCGCGTCGAATGGTGCGCGATGAACGCGCACGCAAGCAGGCCAGAAAGCGCAAGCAAAAACAACGGGATGGTGATGAGTCACGCAGTCAGTCACGCCCTAGTCCCACCTCTGTCACAGGGATATATCATAAATCAGAAGTCATAGATCATAAATCAGAGTCAGTATCAGAAGAAGAAAGAGAAGAGAAGAAAGAGAAGAAAGAGAAGAGTGGCGGGCAGGTGAAAACGCTGCCCGCTGTGCCAAAGAGTGTCGCGACGTGGGAGGCGTACGCGGAGGGGTATCGGAGGCGATACGGGGTGCAACCGGTGCGGAACTCGAAAACCAACGCGCAGCTCTGTCAGCTGGTGGATCGGCTGGGGGCGGAGGAGGCTCCGCAGGTGGCGGCGTTTTATCTCACACACAATCAGCCGCGCTACGTGTCGGCCCGGCATCCGACGAATCTGCTGGTGCAGGATGCCGAGGGGTTGCGAACGCAATGGGCGACGGGGGTGAAGGCGACGACGCTCGAAGCGAAATCAGCGGAGCAACGGGATAGCGTGCGGGGTCAGTACGCTCGCGTGATGGCCAGTCTGGAGCGAAAGGAGGCGGCGAATGGGCATTCATGAGGTCGGGCAGGCGGTACTCGTGACGTGTGAGCTGGTCGGGCAGACGATGAGCGATGCTGCGATCGAGGGCATGGTGGCGGAGTTGTCGCGCTATCCGGAGGCGTCGGTCATGGAAGCGCTGCTGCGGTGCCGTCGTGAACTGCGCCGGTTGACGCTGGCCGATATTCTCGATCGCTTGCCCGGTCAGCATCCGGGACCGGAAGAAGCCTGGGGCCTAGTCTCGCGTTGTTTGGCGAATGAGCGGGTGTCAATCGTGTGGACGGAGGAAATGCGGGAGGCGTACGGCGCGGCCTCGGCCCTGGCGAATGATCCGGTCGCAGCCCGGATGACGTTCAAAGAATCGTACACACGACTTGTGAGTGTGGCGCGGGCACAGCGGCAGCCACCGTCCTGGTCGGTGAGCCTGGGCTACGATCCCCACGGTCGTGAGGTGGCGTTGAGTGAGGCGGTGCAGAAGAATCAGATCTCGCAGGCGCATGCCGCTCGGTTGCTGCCGTCTGGTGGTGTGGTCGCGCCGGAGGTGATGGCATTGGTGGAGCAGCTCAGCGAATGAGAACCGCGATCAGTCCTAAGACCGGAATGACGTGGCGGCTCTGTGCCTGGAACGAGGCCTGTCAGATCCCGGTGTGTACGATCCTGGAGGGGAAAGACGTGTACTGCCGCTGGCATGCTCGCTGCCTGAGTTACGTTGCACAAGCGCATCAGTTCGAACTGTTTGCGCAGTGGTTGGAGTGGATGCAGGGCGCGTATCCGTCTGACGGGTGGTGGGGATGGCCGGCGGATCGTCTGTGGCCGGTGTTGCAGGGATTGCATTCCGTCTGGCACGCGGAAGAGGCCGCGGCATGATCTGCGTGAAGTGCGGCGGACAATCGGTGTTTCCAGCCATGAACGAAGCGCCTGACGGGGTGCGTGATTGGCGCAAGTGCATGTCATGCGGGAAGTGCTGGGATCCGAATGCGGATGTGCTTGACACGGTCAAGCGGGCGTTCGAGGAATGGCAGCCGGACGAGGCAACAGAGGAAGCTGGTGGTGATGATGGATTCGATGCCGAGGATCGACGCATCGCGCATGACCACGCTGACGCGTTCGACGATCTCGATCCGTTGGAAGAGCCGGTCGTCTCGCCGCTCGATCTGGCGATGAAGGATGTGCGGGTAAGGCGGGAGCCGAAGAAGAAGGAGAAGGCGGTCATGCCGAAGTTTGTCAGTGAGGAGCATCGGGAGAGATGGATCGCCGGGCAGAAATTATCCCGGAAGCTGAAGCGTGAGGCAGCTGGGGGGCAGGAAACCACGGCCAAGAAGAAACCAGGACGGCCGAGGAAGAGCCCCGCTGCGGTTGTGAGTGTCCCGGCCATGCGCGAACCAGAGACGCTACCCACGCCTCGCCCGCTTGTCACAGCGGGAAGTGCATTGATGAGCGTGCTGGACAATGCTATCCAGCGTGCCACCTGCGAGCTCGACACGCTCGAACGCGCAAAGGCGATCCTGATGCGGCAGGTTATTCAGTGAAAATAATTCACGGGTCCTTCCCGAGCATGATTCTATGCGGGTGCGCGAAGC